ACTGTCGCTCCGGCTGCAATCAGAGCAGCGCTCATAGGATCACGGAAATAGTGATCACTCATCTACTGTATGTTACGAAAATTTCCTCACTTATCCGGAGCGTCGTCGAACAACGTCTCGTGATGAACCTTGACTGGAACCTGCTTTACATCTTCTGGCATTGCTGGTGTTCCCGCCTCTGGCATCGGCGTCCCCGCCTCCTCTGGAATTGCTGGTGTTCCCGCCTCCTCGGGTGCTGCCGGCGTTCCAGCCTCCGGTGTACCTGGCAACGGCGTTGCAACCGGGATTGGTTCTTCTTCCTCACCCGTCTCTGGATCGGCGGGGTCCGTTGGGTCTTCGTTGGCACCACCCATGTCGAGGTCACCTGTAAAGTTGGGAATGTACGTATCAAGGATCTGCTGTACCGGAATAAAATCATCGATAACCTCTTTGATCAGTTCATTGAAACGAGCCCCCATCTTGATGCGACGATCCTGGTCAGACATCTTATCAACCACGACGTACGGATCCTCGTATAGACCCTTGGCGGCGGCGATGTAGCACGAATGCACAAACACGTCGTTGGACGGTAGCTTGATATTGATCTTCTTCGAGTCGGATGAAATGCGCACCGCGGACATGATCTTGACTGAAATGACAAACACAGCGGCGAGCAGGTTGGGAAACATTGAGCAGGACTTGATGATGGCGTCCGCGTGCTGCTTCACGATCGTGTTGTTCCAGTGAGGCACCTCCTGGAGCAGCGTCTGGTAGTGAATGAGCGTCTGACGTCCCTTTGACACCTCGACCGCCTTCTTGTACATGTCGTAGAAAGCATCAATCATGACAGGGGTCATGGCGTTGCACAGCTTGATCATAAATTTACGTTCCGCCTCGACCAGGATAGCTGTCGAGTCCATTGATGTTAGCGGGTTTATTTTTTTCCACGCAATTTCGCAGCTGTTTTTTGTAAATTGGCGAGCGACGGGAGTGAAATACTCCGAGTCGATTCTTCTTCAACAGAGTGGTCGATGACCACAGGTCCCTTGGGTTTCGTGTCACCCCAGCTGATACCCAGCGTCCCCTGCGCCACTTTGATCACCTTGTAGCCCAGGCGACCCAGTTGACGTTGAATGTACACGGTTGTGGTTTCAATCTCGTACGCAGGGTACCCGATTGTAAATGGTGGAATTGTCACAAACAGTGAACGTTCTCCAAGTTCTGACGCAGATTTGATTTTGCGACAGAGCTGTTCGAGAATTGCTTTGTAGGTCGCCTTGCGAACCTCGAGCCTCTTGTGCTCTCGCTCAGCAAGATTTTGTGCTGATATCATTCCTAATTAGCGCATAGAAACAACGGTTCCGTTCCGTGCCGCAGCATCGGCGTTGTTTCTCTCCGACTGACGCATCTGCTCCAGCCAAATGTCGAGCTTGCCCTGGTAACCTGGCACCTGAGTCTTCAGATCCGCAAACTGTTTGTCCAGGACAACCTGGGTGTCCTCGAACGTGGTGTACGAATCGCTGGGACCGAAGGGTTCGAAAACATCAGCCGTACCGATGCCGGGCTGGGGCTGTTCAGACATTTCCAGGATGTTACCGTCACCGTCCGCCTTGATGTCGTACTGGACACCAAAGTAGCCACGTGTGTTGACGAACATGATACGGGCATCATACATCGCCGAACCCTGGTCACCCTGCATTGAGTTGATGTAGATTGTCTGGACCGGGTACACGTCGGGATTCTTCGCCTGAATGGCGTTGATGATGGTCTGGATCGTCGCGGGGCTCACCGGCTTCTGGTCGCTGACGTTCACGAACCCCTCACCACGTGCGAGGACGCCGCGGTTCCACAGCAAAAATCCCAAAATTGCCAGAAGGAGAAATACGACAATGTCCTTCATATTACTATCAGGCGAGAAAAAAGGCCGCGTCGCCTTCCTGGGTACAAAAAGTTATCCAATACTAGGATGGCCACTCTGGTCTACAGCGACAAGTGTCCATATTGTTCCCAGGTGATTCAGGAGATTCGGGAAAACCCAGCGCTCATCCATATGATCCGGTTCCACAACGTGTCGACTCAGGGAGTTCCGTCAAGACAGATTACACGTGTCCCTACGCTGGTGACGAACGACGGACAGCTTCTCGTCGGAAACGACGTTCGCAAATGGATCGAGTCGATGAAACCAGAGGAGCGTGTCGAGGAGTTTGACCAGTCTGTTCTCTCAGGAGCAATGCTCGACGACACACACGATAATGACGCTGGTGACTATTTCGATATTGAACATTTCAACATGCCGCTGGCACCTCCGATGACTCGTGAGCTCGAAGAAAAGGTGAATAGAAAGGTTTCAGATGCATACCAGAAGGGTATAAAGTGAGCCTGCGTTCACTGGGTATGGTTCGTCTCAAGACGATTCAGGCGAGTGCCTTTCGCACCGTCTTTGAGGTGCTCAAGGATATCATCAACGATGTTAACCTCGTGTTCCGCCCAGAGGGTCTCATGGTTGTCACGCTTGATACGGCGCGCGTGACGCTCGTCCACCTGGTCATGCCTGCTGAAAACTTTGAAGAGTACCATTGCGAGGGTGAGCACACAGCTGGACTCAATGTGTCAAACACGTACAAGCTGCTCAAGTCTGTGACCAACACGGATACACTGAGCATGTCTATTGACGATTCGTACCTTCTGCACATTCACATTGAGAATGCAGCGAAAAAGTCGTCGACGTCGTTCGATTTCAAACTCCTGGACATCAATGACGATGAACTTTCTGTGCCTGAGATTGAGATGAACGTTCTGACAACTATCCCGAGTGTCGATTTCCAGCGCGTGACACGTGACATGAACAACCTGGCTCAGGATATTCGAATCACGCGCAAGAAGAATACCCTCGAGCTCGAGTGTGAGGGTGGCTTTGCAAACCAAAAGACTGTCATCGAGTGTGTCGAGCCCGGGAAGGACAAGGCGCTCGGGAATGTGTTTTCGCTCAAGTACATCAACATGTTCACCAGGGCGACGAGCCTGTGCTCGAGTGTCCAGCTGATGCAGCATGACGACGACGATAACATGCCCATCGTGTTCCGGTACACGGTTGCAAACCTCGGTGAACTCAAGTTTTACCTGGCACCGAAAGTGGAGTGACGGATTTCTCGGACAAGTCGCTTCGCGACTTGGACTTAGACATCCAGTCGTGTCATCTGACCGAGGACGTTCTGAATACGAACCGTACCGGCCACTTTTTTCACAAGGATCCATTTGATTCCCACGGAGATTCTGAACCCTCCTGAGAATGAAACTGTGAAATGGGGCCGAGGGGCATACACGTCAAACGACACTGGTGACTGCGTCGGGCCTGAGTGGCGCCTGACAGTCTCCGTGCAGACTGTGGGTTTCCGGTCTTCGTCGTTGATGAAAATTGCACTGTGTACCGGAACTGAAAAGCGAGGGACGATGTTCTGAATGGGCCAATGTCCGATGTGAGTATACAGTTGACCCCCAAAGTAGTAATCGACGTGTCCGTGTTCGCCTGGTTTGAATTCATCGACTGGTACCAACTCATCGCCGTCGTGTCTGAACATCTGATGGACCTGAAAATTCTTGGGTCTACACTGTTCGATGAGATTTAGGATCCACATTAACTAAAAGAAAACGATATATTATTTAGAATGGAAGGACGCTATCAGGAACGTTTATCAGAGTTTCAAAAACGAATATCTAAAGGGGATTCGGCAGCTGAACAGGAAATGTATGACTACATGGCTGAATGTATCCCTTTAATAATGGAGTTTGAATCCGCCGGAGGAAAGAAGAAGGATGTCTACGAAAAGTACATGGCAACCGTAGAAGATAATCACATCACACCGATGCAAAAGAAAAACCCTGGGTACATGCCCAAATGCAAAGGCTGTGGGTCAATAGACCATACACTCGATGAGATGACGAGTGATATGATATGCCTCACATGTGGAATGACAGATTACGTGCAGTGTCAAGAAGTGGGTTTCAAAGAGGAGCAAGAAATGGAACGCCACGTCGTCTATTCGTACCGGCGTGAAAATCACTTTAACGAATGGGTCAATCAATTCCAGGCGAAAGAGTACACGAGTGTACCACAAGAACTCATTGACCAATTGCAGCTCGAGGTGAAAAAGCAGAGAATTAAAGACAAGTCAGACCTGACGCACCGCAAGGTGCGCGAAATGCTAAAGAAGATTCACATGAATAAATACTACGAACACGCACCGTACATCACAACGATTCTCAACGGGGTGAAACCTCCAGCCATGCCTCAAGCCTTGGAAGACCGACTTCGACTCATGTTTGGGCAAATTCAAAAGCCTTTTGAGAAACATTGTCCTGAAAACCGTAAAAACTTTTTGAGCTACAGCTACGTCCTGTACAAGTTTTGTGAACTGCTCGGCGAGGATGAATACCTCCCATGCTTTCCGCTGCTCAAGTCGAAGGAAAAACTGTACAAACACGACATTATATGGAAGAAAATCACCGCCGACCTCGGGTGGCAATGGTTCGCTACATGCTGATTACCAGCCTATTCAGTCTTTGGGTCTTCCTTCACCGGGAACCACCAATCGATGACATCACACGCGCGGATCGCGAGGTAATAAAAAAAGGACATGACTCGATACGACATCTTACTCTCAGTATCCTTGACAACGGTCATAGTTGCGCGTTTCATCTCAGGCGTGAACATTTGACTTTAAAATGTTTGTATGTTTTAAATGCTTAGGTTTCTATTAACCGGAAAACCGACGGAAGCTAAACCACAAAAGAAGAAAGAGCCGACGAAGGTGTTCAAGAGTATCAAAAACTATCTCAAGAATGGATACTCGATAAGTCAAGCTCGTTATCTCGCGAACCGTTAACGTCTTCAACCTCAAGGTCACCACTGCCTGCATTTGGGAAGTTGATGAGCATACCCTCGGGAACCCCCATGAGACGCATGTACATGCGCGTCTGAACTCGGTGCTCATCCTTGAGCGCCTTGACAGACTTCAACTCTACTATAATTCTCGAATCAATAATGAGATCCGCGCGAATGTTTCCAATTGCATGTTCATCAAACATGATTGGAACGATTCGCTCCGTTTGATATGGAATATTTGACTTTCGCAGTCCCACCTCCATGGCGTTATGGTACACGCGCTCCGAAAACCCAGGTCCGAGCGATTGCCAAACCCGGATCGCAATAGCACGTACACAGTCCTTCATACTGAAGACTCTGCGGGGGGTGGGTTTAGGTTAATTGTTCGGTGTGTACCTGACGCGAATGATATTGTTTGTCCGTCCGACCATGGTATACGTACCAGGTGCGAGAGTCACTTCACTCTCATATGGCATATTTGACGGTGTATACGAGTTGTGCTTTATGGAAGGGTACCTCCCTCGGTTCAACATGAGCACGTAGCCATATTGTGTATTCCCTCTTCTTGACGGACCCTGTGACCATATGCTGGCGATATGCTTTTTTGTTGAGAATGACCAGAAAGTAGGAACGTGGTGACTTTTGTTCCGGCGGGTCGTAAAGTTTGTCAGCATAGCAACCGACTTGGGATCGCTGCGCGCCATACCTCTGTACAGAACGGGAACCGTCCGCGGGAACTTCTTGGCGTGACGCTTCATTGCTTCAAAGTGAGCACGAATTTTCAGGGTCTCTGCATTGTTGTACGGACCAGTATTCTTGGGTCTCAACGGACGTGTTCCGAGCATCTGATTCATCTTAGATGACCCACCGCCCCCCGTCCAGTATGAATATGCGCGCTTGACAGACCGCCCAAGAAGACGCCGCTTGATGGTACTGGCGGCCGTCTTGGGAGACATTGGCTTTTTCCGAGGCGTGTTCGCCATATTATATATGTAGAAAAATACACACAGTCCTT